CGATTGGCGGCCGAGATGAACGGCCCGCTGTTGTTTACGCCACGGAAGGTCACGGTGACACTGCCGCTGGTGATCGTGCGCGTGGTGCTCAGGTTGCTGTCAATCAGTTCCAGATCGCCGCTGGCGTTACCAGAGCGGATCTCCCAGCCGGTCAAGGGCTCAACCTGAAACTCCCAGCGTTTCTGTGACGGCATCACAAAGCGAAGCGAGTTGAAGATGGGTTGTTGGGAGATGCCCCTGATGCCAAAGCACTGCGGCAGTTCGGTGTAGGCGCCATCGGTGCCGCCCTCGCGGTAGCGGATACGGAAGAAGCTGAACCGCTCCTCCGAGCTGTTCATGACGCCACTGTTGAACACATCCACCGCGATGGAGTCGCCAGGGCTCAGCAGGTTGCCTTCCTTGCTCTTACATGCCTTGTCGTCGATCTCGGTGAAGGTGAGGCTATCTCGGAAGTTGCACAGGCCACTGATTCGGATGCCGAGGGTGCTGCGGATGCCGATCTCGATGATGCGGCATTCACGCAGCGTGGAGAAATTGGCGATGGCGATCCGAAACAGGTGGCTGTTGCTCGTGGCCGTGTGGAACGGTGGTGCGCTCTTGGCGTCCTTGTCAATGTCGGCCGCTGAGATGGTCGTGGCGCTACCGCTGCGCACCACCTGGAAGGTGACATCAATGGCCTGTCCCTGGCTCGGTGTCACAGGTTCGTAGTCAGCATCAGAGCTGAAGAACTCTGTATTGGGTGAGCGGGCGGTGCAGACCGCCAAGGCGGTGCCGATCTTGAATAGCTCACCGACCTGCAGAGCATCGTCGTAGCTCTTCTGCCGGCCGGCGATGGCCGAGGCGGCGTCGCCGCACTTTTCTTGGTGATCGGAGTTTTTGCTATATGTGCCGGTATAGGTGACGCTGGTATTAGTGTAGCTGACATCCCGAAGCAATGTACCAGCGTTGTAGGCGACAGATACCTGTACCGTGTGGTTAAACGCAATCTGCTTGCCGCTGCTGCTTTCCCACCAAATGCCCCATTGAATTACATAGGTGCCATCAGTGATGCTGTAAACAAAGCTGCCACCAGATTTGGCGTTGATCTCTGCGGTTGCTGCAGCGGTATTAAAATCGGCTGTACCTTCAACTGAGTTGCCGGTAGCGGTAACCGAATTGAAGCTCAGCCACCCGTTCACGGTGTTATTAGGAATTCCGGGTAACGGATTGACGATTAGATTCTTTCCACCAGACCAGGTAAACGAAGAGGCAAGCGGTTGAAAGGTCGTCAGCGCATCAGTCGTGTTTGTGAGCCGGTAAGTCCAGGTAGAGCCTGATGCAGCGGTAAGGGCACCACGACCGCTGAACTTCGCCTTGATCTTTTCACGTTGCGCTAGGGCGACGTAGTCCAGATCACAGACTATCCGTCCCTTAGCGCTGGCGCCGCCGCCTTTCTTGCCGGCTGCGCTGTTGGTGTCCACAGTCAGCTGGGCATTGACGCTAGGCCTGAGCTGTGGATTCACGCGGAATCCTAGGCCGTTGCCAATCAAGGAGTAGACACCGAATTGCGTCTGGGTGTTGGGCTTACGCGTGTGACAGAAGTACGGTGCAGCGGTGCCGGATTCGTTGGGAACTGCGAAAACATCACTGGAGTTGATGACGGTTGGATCGTTCGAGGCACCAGCGACGCGATCCGTCGTGGCGATGCGGCCACCGTTGGCGCGGTAGTACACGCTGAAGCGGGCATAGGCATCACCACCCAACAGGTACGAGCCGAGTGTGTTGTTGCCGATGCCGATATTCTTGGGATCAATTGCAAAGCTGCTGTCGCCCTCTCCGATCACGAACAGCGCACGCAGCAGCTGGCCTTTATCGCTTGTGATCAGTTGACTCCAGACCAGTGGCACATTGACACGCACGCCGCCGTAGTACTCCCCACCAATCAGCTCACGCTTGGCATAGACCAGCGGAATCGGGGTGCCGATGCCCGCGACATCCTGGACCGAATCAAACCCTTGCCGTGGCGTATAGCGGCGATTGTTGGTTGTGACCTGACCCTGGACTTGGTTCTGGTTCAGCCGGGCCGGTTCTTGAGGCCGGGGCTTGAAGAACGAGGCAATGATGGCGAAGCCGATTGAGATCAGCGCATTAACCAGAATCGCTGTAATCGTCTCGATACCTGCCACCACGCTCGGCTGAGGACCTTCAGCAGCGCGGCGGCGCACTTCGGCCATGAAGTACCGGTACTGCGCATCGCTCAGGCCAAGCTGCTCGGCGATGTAGCGATCCGATGGCAGCAGCGGAAAGTCACGCATGGCGCAACCTCCGGAAGTTGAGTGGGATCAGGCTTTCAAGCGGTATCCAGATGGAACCAGTGCTCGTGCGCACGGCGATGACACCACCCTGCACCACGATGGCGATGGCGAAGTCCCCTTCGCCGGGGAGGATCGTCATCGCGTAGTCCTCAGGCCCTGATGTCTGTTCCGTCAGCGCATACCAGTCCTCCATGATCGGCTGGATCTCGCGTTTCGCTAGGTGGTTGTACCACTTGCGCTCTACCGGTGGTGGTGTCAGTCCGGCACCTTCAAGGACGCGCAGCACCAGCCGGATGCAGTCGGTCGCTTCGCCGCTCTCGGGGTCAGCACCAAGGCGATACGGAAGACCGATGTACTTCATCCAGAAGGGTGCGTTCATGCGACCGACAGCGATCCGGTCGCTGGGATGCTGCCCACCAGCGCACTGGAGAGCGCACGCTTAGGAATCTGCGCATCAACCGCATCCAGTGGTGATGAAAGTTGCAGCACGGCGCGCTCGGCATTGAACTCAGGCCGTGAGCAGACCCAGGTCTCCTGGGTGATCAGTTGCACATCTGCGAAGGTGGTGGGGTCCAGCAGCACCGTTGCGATCTCGCAGTAGTAGTTGTTCAGGCAGACCTCGGTGAAGAGATCCACGGCGATGTTGTAGGTGGGTGCCACGACAGCTGATTCACTGCGGTCACCGCCCTTAGCGCCGGCGCCACTGGTCACAGCGTAGGGAGCGAACATGTACGTCACACCATCCCGGATGCGGGGTTCATTGATCGAGAAATTCTGGAAGTCATAGCCGCTCACGTAAACGCCACCGAATGTCTTGAAGCGGATGTAGTTGCAGATCGCGATGGTCATGGTCAGATGCCAACCTGCCGGCGTGCCTTGACGCTGTTCTTCAGTGCACCAAGGGTAAGGGCACGACCACGTTCAGCAGCTTGGCTCATGCCACGTTGAAACTGATCAGATGTGACGTACTCAACGTTGTTGATCACCTGTGAGTCGTATTGAATTTTCAGCGCCTGACCAGGAGCGCTGAATGCTTGCTCAATGCTGCGATCAGCCTGGCGGTTGCGGATGCTGGTTTCAGCGGTAGCCAGCGCCTGACGGGATTCTGCCAGTGGGCTGCTGGTGCTGGAACCTGTCGTAGAACCATCCAATGCAGCGCGATTTGCAGCAAACTGCTGAGCGGGTCCAACCATCTGCACACCAAGCTGACCGTTGGCGCCACGCTTGAGTGGAAGGATGGCTTCTGGTCCAGCTTCACCCATCACGCCAGTGCGCATGGCGCCACCATTGGCGAACTTGAACAGCGTGGGTGAATCAACGATTCCGCCACTTGCAAAGGGCTGAACTTGCCCCGCATTAAAGGATCCGCCCTTTGCATAGGGCGCCAATCCAGCCTGCGTAAAGACACCACCATCTGCAAATGCACCGGGGAATAAAGCACGCATGGCAGTATTAACAATGAACTTAAGCAGCATATTGCTGATTTCTTGTAACACTCCACGTAAAATGTCTGACAGCGCTTGATCTAGGCTTTTTGTTCCATCAATCAGTCCATCAATACCAGCCTGCAAGGCACCGACGATACCATCTTCAATCGTGCTGACAATTCCACCATATAAATCATTTAAGCGTTGCGCTGATTCCTTAGCCTTAGCCTCTCTTTCCTCTCGTTCTTCACGCTTCTTTCGCTCCTCTTCGGTTTCCTTTTTTGATTTATCAACCGATTGGTCAAGTAGCCCCAATAGTTCCTTGATCTTATCGATTTGTTCCTGTATCGCCTTGGCGACATCGCTTTCAGCTGATAGCTTAGCCTTAGCAGCTTCAAGCTCTGCAGCACGTAATGTAAGCAACTCCTTTTGCTTCTCAGCAGTAATTTCAAGCTGCGCAAATTCTTTTGCAAGCTCTGGATTGACGCCATCAGCCAGTAACTTCTGATGTCGCATCTCTAGCTCCAAACGTTGACGCGATGATTCGATCATTGAGTCAAGCGGCTGCGTGATACTATCCAGTTCGCTGCTCATTGCACGCTGCAGATCCAAGCCATTTGTTCGCAGTGCATTTTGCTTTGCTAGCTGCAAGTTAAGTGTTTCTTCCGCGCTTTTTGATTGGTTCAGCTTGTCGTTGTATTCGCGCTGAATTTCATATTCTTTTGTCATTGATTGCACAATCTGACGCTGGAAATCACCAGCCGTTTCTGCGATCAGTAATCGGTCTTTTTCAGTATTAAGAAGATTAGTAGCTGCTTGCTGTTGCTCGCGCAGCTTCTCTGCTGCGCGCTCCGCATCGCGGGCAGCTTTATCCTCGGCGGATGAAGAACCTCCCGACGATCTTGAGGAGTTTCGATTATCAGGCTGATCTACAATTGGATCTGGCTGTCGTAAATTACGTTTCTTTACCACGGGCTGACTTACGTCTTGACGGGTAGGCAGTGCCAGGGTTGCGCGTGCAGCCCGTTCGCGTGCCCGCAATACGTTTGATCGATCTATTGCATCCGCTGGCGTTGGAGCACCCACCAGTCCAGCTAGCGGTCCTAATAAACGAGTCGTTAAGGAAACACCACGCTTACGTTCAGCCTCGATTGCATTTAGGGTCTGTTGTGCTGCTGCCTTTGCTGCTTTCGGTGCTGCACCGCCATACATCGCCGCCGCACCACCAGCATTTCGCTCGCCCCGCAGTTTGGCGATTTCTTGATTTGCTCTGATCGCATTTGTTAATCCATTCACTACTAGATTGATGCCAACAGTAATAATGCCAATTTTGGCAAGCGTTGCGAGCGCAGTTTTTAGTAAACCTACTTTTCCGGCAGCAACTGTTGACGCATTACCAGCAGCTGTCGCAGCGCCGGTGTAGCCATTAAGCGCGCTAGTGACTGCACTTATACCGCCCAGCGCTGCTAGCCCCATCTTTAAGGCATTGGCTGCTGCGACGAATCCCAATGTGGCGACACCTGCTGCTGCAGCTGCTGCACCAAACTGCTTAATCGGATCAGGAGCTGCATTAAGCAGTCCAAGCAACTCATTCAAGAAGTCGATAAACGGCTTTAACGCCTTACCAACCATTCCGCCAATCTGATTTGTGACGTTTTCAATGTTGCCGCCTAATACCTTGATTGAATAATCAAATCCCTGCATCTTCTGCTGGGTGTCAGCCGCGACACCACCAGCATTACGCATCTTGCTGAACATACTAACGATGTCCTGTTCTGACCTAGCGAGTAACGCCTGAAATGCCTTGCCAGAATCTGCACCGAATAATGCTTTTGCGATGATCGCTTTATCAGTAGCACTCATTCCGTCCATCTGACGTTTAATAGCAACCAAAACCTCATCCATCGGCTTTAGGTCGCCCTCCGCATCAAGAATTGAGGCGCCAAGTCGAGTCATTGCTTCGGCCATCTTGGCGCTGCCTTTGATCAACTCCTGCATCTCAGAGTCAGCACCGCCGGCCGCAATCTGCAACCGGCTGAGGCCTGTCGCTATAGCGGTGCCGCCCCTACTACCCCTAGCGCCTGCGTCGGCCAGCAGTGCGATCAATGCCGACGTATCTTTAATGTCCACGCCGAGCGTGGCGGCTTGTCCGGCGGCGTAGCTCATAGCCTCGCCCACGTCGATAACCGTCTGATTGGCGCTGTTGGCAGATTTCACCAGAACATCAACGATTCCGCTGGTCTGGCTGGCGTCAACCTGGAAAGTCTTTAATATGGTGCCGACGATGCCGCCCATATCTGCAAAGGCTGTATCGGTCGCCTCAGCACCCTGCACGATGCCCCGCAATGCCTTTGCGGTCTGATCCGCGCTAAAGCCTGCGCGGCTCAATGCCGTAGCCAGTGCCGCAACTTCAGTAGGCGTGCCAGCCGCCGTTGATGCCACCGCCTCGATCTCCTTCCGCAACACCTCAAACGAACCAGCACTGCCCTCAATCGCTGCTGCCTTACGTAGTTCTGCGTCAAACTTGCCTGCCTGAACCGTGATCTGCTGCAAGGCACGCCCGATGCCGGCCGCAGCTAACCCCGCTGCCAACTTTTGACTTAACGATTGCCCAGCCCTTTGCGCCGTACCATCAAGTCCATTCAGCTTTGCCTCTAGCTTCTGGATCTCAGCTCCATACCTTTGAAATTCACGGCTGCCGATCTTGGCTTGTTCCTGCAGCCCACGAAATGCCGCAATGCTGTTCTTGATGCCTGCGATCGTGTTGTTATTGGCACGTGCAAACTGAAACGTTGCTGATCGCAACGAATTCATCTGACGTGCTGACAGCTGGCTGTTCTTGCCTAGATCCTGCAGCGACCGCTTCACTCGATCGATATTGCCGCCACCTTTTACCTCAGCACTGAGCCGGATCGCCGTATCCAGGCTCATCTTGGCCATCTGTTATCAACCTGCCGTGATATTCACAGCCTACCCACTATGCAGCACACTCAAAAATTCACGTTCCATCAACCGTAGATCTTCCAGCATCCACACACGATCACCACGCTTAATACCTTCTTCCTTTGCCCAGTACAGAAACACGCCATAGTCCATACCCGTCGCACCATTCATCCCAACACGCCACTGCGTTTGCATCTTCAGAAACCAGATCACCACATCTAGGTTCTCGGGCAGCAATCCATAAGAATCAGGTTCTTTTGGTGCTTCAGGAACCGCTAGGCCGAATACCGCAGCGGCATCAGCCGCATCCTTGCCATCATCAGCTGGGTCACCCTTCGCGGCAGCGGCGATGCACCGCGCCGCACCGATCAGTTTTTTGCTCTAAATCCTCCAGCCTTTGCAGCACTCTTCTCACTTGGTGCACCAAGGCTGTCAATCCATGCGGTAAAAACTGCAGCCGCAGCACCTTGAATTCGATAGAACCGTGCCTTGCTCACATCATTAAACTCCACCGGTTCACCAGCTTCATCAACGACCTCCTCACCCCAGCCGCATAACACCGCATCAGCGAGATCCTGATACGTGCATGGCAGCGGTGCAGTCATCACATCATCAGCATCTGCATCGCTGCTGTAGCCCTGTAATGCCTGCAGCCGACGACGTAAGGCCACCAGCATCTGGTTATGCTGATCCTGCAGCTCTTGGCAGTCCTCCTGATCCAGCACACGGAAATGTGCCGTGAACTTATACGCCTTCTTCACACCACCTTTGGCGGGAAGGTCAACAGACACCGGCCACTCGATGTGGTCCGGCTGATAGAGATGAAACATCAGTAGAAGATCAGCTTGGTTTCGTCGTTACCACTGGTTGGCAGTGCAGTAAACGGAATCTGCATCATGTCAACACCATCAGTATCACTGAAGCTAAGGTCACCACTGATCGCACACTTGGGTGCATAGAAGATTGTGCTCTGCGTTTCAGTCGTACCCTGCTGAACAAGGAACGGCCCATCGCTGGCGCCGGTATTATCAGCAGCTGCGGTGAAGAAGTTCTTCGTAGCAACCGATGGGTTTTCAATGGTCAGCGTACCGTTTGGATTCGGCCTGTCAGTGATCAGCGCTTCAGTGGTGCACCCGATCAATGAACGGAAGGTCGTAGATAGGCCCCAGTCGAACGTGAACCCTTCAGAACACGGCCCATAATCCTGGAACCGCAGCGCCTTGGTGTGCCTTGGCGTCACCGGTACCGGTTCGGCTTGGTCGCCGTAGGTGAACGATTCAGTTGATTTCGCGGTTGGTGTCACGTACCGACCCACACCAGTGATCGTGAACGTGCCATAACCATTCAACGGTGCATTCAATGCCGGGCTGCCGCGGAAACCTTCAATCCGATGGACGTTCTGATCCTTCACTGCAACCAGCGTGCAGCTAGAGCCATTACCAAAGCTGCTGATCGGCTGGTACAGGCTCAATGCTGGGATCTTGTATTCACTGCTGGCACCAGGTACGAACGTCGCTGTAGACGGCACCACAGTGGCGACCTTGGTGGAACCGTTGTAGGCAGTAATCACACCAGCGTGATCTTGACCAGTGCCGCTGGTAATGATGATTGGATAGCCAACATAGATGTCAGTGACAGCACTGGCACCAGATGCAAGCGTAATGGTGTTAGCACCACCAGCTTGGGCCGTACCTGTGATCTCGGCTGAACTGGTCAGGTTCATACCCGATGCCAGCAGCAGCGGCGAGAACCGCGGTGCCGTAGCAGCAACACCAGATCCACCCCATTCAAACGTGATCGTCACCGCCACGTGTTCATTTGTCAGCGGCTGCCGATC